TCAAAGCGGGCTGCGATCGCCGCCTGGGACAAGCTCCGGCCGGACGATGCGCTGATCGACGACATCGCCAGAGCGCTCAAGCGCCAGATGGCCAGCGAGGAGTGGCAGCGGGGTGTTGGCATCCCGTATGCGGCTACATACCTCAACCAGCGGCGCTGGGAGGACGAGCCACACGCGCCGGCAGAGCAACCGGCGGAGGGAGGAGGACTGCCGCTATGGACGTAAAGCAGGCACTGATCGATGCGCAGGCGGCCGTGATCGGCAGCGTGCTGATCTCGCCGGAGATCGTCGGCGACGTGATGCTGCGCGTCTCCGCGGACGATTTTTTGACGCCGCAGTACCGGCATGTGTTTGATGCCGTCCATGAGCAGTGGGCAGCGTGCCAGGCTGTGGACGTGGTCACGGTGCTGCACCGCCTCGGCGATGCGTACCGGCCGCTGCTGGTGCAGATCATGGCCGACACGCCTACTGCAGCCAACTGGGAGGCCTATGCCGATGTGATGCGTGAGCAGGCAAGGCTGGCGCGCATCAAGGACGCGGCCGCCAAGATGCTGGACGCGGCCACGCTGGACGAGGCCCGCGCCGCCGTGGAGACGGCGAGCGAGTGCCTGTGCGACAGCAAGACGCTGCGCGTCGTCAGCTGGTATCAGGGGCTGTGCGAGTTTTACGAGCGCCATGCTGACGGGCATCAGCCGGACTATCTCCGCTGGGGCATCCGGCAGCTGGACGAGAGGCTCTACGCCGAGCGCGGAGATCTCATCATTCTGGGCGGGCTTCCGTCCAGCGGCAAGACGCTGCTGGCGACGCAGTTTGCGATGCACATGGCCCGGTCTGGACTGCGGGTCGGGATATTTAGCCTCGAGACCTCGGACGCCAAGCTGTACGACCGCATGGTGGCACAGGTGCAGGGCATCAACTTTGGGCGCATCAAGCGCAACCAAATGGTCGCCGAGGACTATGCGTCCGCGACGACCGCGATCCGGACAGCGGATCGCATCCACCTTGATGTCATCCGCGCCGGCGGCTTTGGCGTCGCCGACGTGCAGGCGGTCGCCATGGCGCGGCGGTATGACGTGATCGTCATCGACTACGTACAGCTGCTGCAAGCAAAGGGAAACACCCGAGTCGAGCAGGTGACCAACATCTCGCTCGCGCTGCACACGATGGCGCAGCGGACCGGCATCGCCGTCATCGCGCTGTCGCAGCTGTCGCGCCCGGAAAAAGGCACGGCACGCAGCCGCACACCGTCCATGTCGGACCTGCGCGAGTCCGGCCAGCTGGAGCAGGACGCGGATGCCATCATGATCCTCGCGGCGCAGCCCGGCGGCAACCGGGTACTGTCGATCGTCAAAAACAAGGAGGGCGAGCGCGGGGCGATCGAGCTGGTGTTTGATGCGGCGCACCTGCGCATGGCGCCGCTTGTGTCCAAATCGGACACGGCAGCAGACAACGACGACGAGGACGACTGGCCGCGCATGCAGGCGTGGCCAAAAGCGGACACGGGAGGTGATCTGCCATGATGGTCGGCGACAAGCTGCCCGGCGTGGTGCCGTCCTATGGGTCGACGTGCTCGGGCTTTGTATCGGACGGGCAAGCCTTTACGGCGACCGTGGTGTACATCCATCCACAGCGGCGATTTTACACCGTGGAGTTTGATATGCCCCGCGGACGCAAGTGCCGCGAGAGCTACTATTTCCCGGACCGCGCCGGCGACGACACGCTGCCGCGCAAGGACCGGCAGCCGAGACTGCCGGGCAGCAAAAAAAAGAAAAAAAGCAAGAGGTGCAAAAAGTGAAAGTTATCAGCATTGTAAATCTCAAGGGCGGTGTCGGCAAAACCGCCACGGCCATCAACATGGCCAGCATCCTGGCGACGGAGCACAGCAAGCGTGTGCTGCTGATCGACGCAGACCCGCAGGCCAACGCGACCCGCTTTTTCGGTGGCGAAAATGCGCCGGTGAAGCTTTGCGACGTGTTTACGCATCCGGATGCGTGGGACAGCTACTGCTGGATGACGCAGGTCGACGGCGTGGACATCATCCCGGCCAGCATGGACCTGCTGCAGCTCGACGTCGCGGCGGCGACCGCGGACGCCAAGTTGATCCAAAATTTTGCCGACTTTGTCGGCGATATGCGCGACGAGTCGGACTATGACTACGTCATCATCGACTGCCCGCCGGGCTTTACGGCGGTGTCAATCGCGGGCATCTCCGTCAGCGATGACATCATCATCCCGGCCAAGGTCGACGCCTTTGCCATCTCCGGCATCGACGAGCTAACGGCGCAGATCCGCGCCGTGCAGACGGTGCGCAGCGGCATCCGGATCGCCGGCGTGCTGGTGACGATGTGGCACAACGCCCCGGTCGTTACGCAGGGCGAGCAGTATCTGCGCGCCATGGACGTGCCGGTCTTTGAGACCACCATCCGCCGCACGGACAAGATGGACGAGGCGACCTTTGCCCGACAGCCGATCAGCACATACAGCCGCTGGTGCGCGGCCGCCCGCGACTACCGCGACTTTGTCGACGAGTACCTGGGCAAGGAGGCGGCAGACGATGAGTAATTTTAATCTTGCGGACTACATCAAGCCGCCCGAGAGCGCTGCCAAGTCGCCGGAGCGCAGGCTGCAGATGATCCCCACGCGCAAGATCTTTGCCAACGACAAAAATTTTTATGACACGTCCAAGGTCGACGACCTGATCGACAGCATCCTGATGCAGGGGCTGCTCGACCCGCTGACCGTCCGGCCGTCCGGAGACGGCGAGGGCTACATCATCATCTCCGGGCACCGGCGTCACCGCGCGCTGATGACGATCCTGGACGATCATCTCGCCGAGGACACAAAACCATTTGAGATGACTCCGTGTTTCGTGCGCGAGCCGGGCGACGAGCTGATGGAGGAGCTGATGCTGATCCAGGCCAACAGCGCGACGCGCGTGCTGACCTCGGCGGAGACCTCCAAGCAGGTCGACCGTGTGCGCGATTTGCTGTACGGCCTCAAGTCCCAGGGATACGAGTTCCCGGGCCGGATGCGCGACTACGTCGCCAGCGCGTGCAGCATCTCGGCGTCCAAGATCGCACGGCTTGACACGATCAAGACCAAGCTGATCCCGCAGATCAAGCAGTACTATGACGACGGCCGCATGCCCGAGAGCGTGGCCTACGAGATCGCCAAGTGCTCCGCGGACGACCAGCAACTGATCGCCAAGGTCAAGGGCAACGGCCAGGACGGCCTGGGCGCCATGCGCTGCGGCGAGGCCGAGCGCATCCTGAGCGACCGCGACAGTCTCGCCGCCCGCAAGTGCAAGTATGCATGCGGCGTCCCGTGCGGCAACGTGGTCAAGTCGCTGCAAAAGACGACCGGCAACTACATGCGCAGCTGCGAGCACACCTGCTGCATGGAGTGCTACGACATCGCTACGTGCGACAAGTACTGCAAGGTCGCCAAGGACAGGCACCTGCAGCTCCGCGAGGATAAGGCAGAGGCCGAGCAGCGCGCGAACGACGAGGCTGCCAAGCGCCGCGGGGAGCGCGAGAGCAAGTGCCGCATCTACTGGGGCAGACTGACGCACGCGCTCGCCGCATACGGCGAGCAGGAGGCGGTCGCCGAGGCGCTGCACACCACTGTGGCGGGGCTTGCGAGTGGCGGCACGTATTGGGCGCCTTACAGGAGTGTGGCTGTCGAGTCGCTCGACGCGCTGGTCGCGGCCGCCGACATCCTCGGCGTGACCACGGACTATCTGCTCTGCCGGACGGATAACCCGCACTTTACGGTGCTGCCGCATCGCGAGAGCAAAAAGGAGGACGACGCATGAAAATCTACATAGCAGGTAAGATCACCGGAGACCCATACTATAAGGCCAAGTTTGCCCGCGCCGCTGCGGACATCGCCGATGCCGGCCACACGCCCATCAACCCGGCCATGCAGCCGGAGGGCATGAGCAACGCCGACTATATGCGCGTCAGCTTTGCGCAGCTGGACAGCGCCGACGCAGTCGCGTTTTTGCCGGACTGGGCGGACTCCAAGGGCGCACGGATTGAGCACCTTTTGGTGGAGTACACCGGCAAGCCGATGTATGACATCAAGTGTGCGCGCTTGATGGTGCTGCCGGAAAGCCTGGAGGCGCGCGATGATGACAAACGCTGATCTGGCGGCTGCCCTGCGCAGGATCGCGCCGGAGACCGGATCGCTCGCGTGCTTCGGATGCGGCCATGAGCACAACTGCGGCATCCACGGCTGCGCCCTGCTGCGGGAGGCGGCGGAGCGCCTGCGGGACATCGACGCACGACCCAGCGCACACTTTGTACATGACGGGCCGAGGTTTTCTGGCGGCATGGACTGGTGGCACTGCAGCAGCTGCGGCAGACTTGCGTCTGGAGTCGAGACGCGCTTTGACTACTGCCCGTGGTGCGGCGCGAGGATGGATGGTGATGATGATGCCAAAGAGAGTTAACCCGCGCCGGAGACCGGCGACACAGGCAGACGTGCAGCGCGCAAAGGACACGGCGACGGCGGATGCCTGCCGCGTGACGCTTGCGATCTTTTTTACGGCCCTGCTGGACAAAGAGGGCATGGGGGCCGAGCAGCTCCAGCGCATCTGGCGCGAGGTCGAGGCGCTGTCGGAGAGCGTGCGCGACGGATATGTCTCCGCGACCGACCTGATCCGCGTGCTGCGCGAGGAGTATGAGATCGACATCATAGGAGGATGACGGATGCAAAGCGTGACATATCGGAGGCGCGACTATCTTTTTGCAGTGCGCCGCAAGGTTGTCGATGACCAGCTCGGCTGGACGATCTGTATGCGATCACCGCGCACGCACGAGTGGCTGCCGGTCCTCGGCGAGCGACCGTTTGTCGGCCACGCCGAGGCGGAGGCTAGGCTCGCGCGGCTGGCCAAGGACAACAAATGGGAGGTTGCCTATGCCTACGGCATAGAGTTCGTGCAGCCCGAAAACAAGTAAAAAGGGATGGCGGGGCTGCGGCCCCGCCGTTTTGTGTCTGATGAGAGGAGGAGATAACATCAACGAGGCGTATAACATGGACTGCCTGGATGCGATGCGGCAAATGCCGGACAAAGCGTTTGACCTCGCGATCGTTGACCCGCCATACGGCGGAGGGGCGGGTTCACAGTTTGTTCAAGTAGAGAGAGAGAGCCGGGCCGACGGGGCTCGTCGGCGGGCACGCGGACTATGAGCACCGCAAGCGGTCGCGATTTGGCGGCGTCTTTGACAAGTACCATATCGGCGGCCAGGACGGGCGGGACGTGGTCGGCCAAGTATCAGATGCGCACAGGGGGTATCTTTAGCACGGACATCTCGCATTGGGATGTCGCGCCGCCGCTGGAGTACTTCCAGCAGCTTGCTCGCGTCAGTAAAAACCAGATCATCTGGGGCGGTAACTACTTTGACCTGCCGCCAACCCGCTGCTTTATCATCTGGCGCAAAAGCAACATCCCACTGGAGGGATTCTCGATGGCGCCGGTGGAGTATGCG